TAGTAGCGGGGGTTGGAATCGAACCAACAGAATCTGGCTTATGAGACCAGATAGAATACCAATCCTCCACCGCTATGTTTCGTTTCATTCATATTGATATGTTCTGAAACCACTTGTATAAGAAATAGAATGAGAATAATAGCAATGTAAAACACATACCTATTAAACCAACGAATATCCAATTAGATATTGTTACCGTTTGTACTCCATCATTGAAATTTACAACACCAGCTATCTGAAGTACAACAGCAAATGCCATATATACTGCGGTACCAGCTAAGGCACCGAAACAACCTTTGATTATATTATCCATATCAATACTCCTTATTATCATTTTGGGGTTCGGTATGATTATCTGTTAAGAATTTAAAGCTTTCTTCAAATTGTATTATTTGCTTTATTACTTCTGATTGAGTTTTGTTCTTGAAATTCTCAAGTAATGCTATAATGTCTTCATCAGTCATTTCATTCAATCTTGATGCCTCAATTAGTTCTATTGCATTGTTTATTCTTTCAAGATTATCTTCGCCATTAACTTCGTTTATTAGTAATTGAAAAGCTACGCTTTTGATTGGGTATTTGTTCATAATATTCTCCTGATTTGATTAAGAAATGAAATAGACGTAGATGGTGGTGATATGATAGAGTTCCACTGAGCACACTTGGATATATACTACATTTGGTAGTACATGGATATATACTACATTATATAGTAAACCATCCCCAGTCTATTGTTTAAGTTTTAAGGGTCTTTCTGTTGCCAAGCAACCCTAAATGCTCCGAATCTTGTTCAGAAGTTTGAGTCTCATGTTATTTGCCCACGTTACTCATATAATCTAAACATTGCTGTCTAGAGATAGAGCTGAACAATACATGAGGTGTGCCTGAAACAAGCACTACCCAAAGCTTCGATATGAAGTCTTTAGTTAAACTCAAGTGTGTCCTCCTAATGAATGAATTATTCTTCTACTTTACGGTAAGATTCTGTTGCCAAGCTCTTACCAAGCTCCGATTCCATTATCAGTATTCGGTCAGGTCAAGACTAACCCCCCTGTTCGGGGGGCTTGCCTCGTGAGACCTGTGTTAGACCTTGACTTTGTCCATAGTCAACACGCCCTCTAACATAGTGTCCGAGAGAGTGATGGGAGAGCCAACTGTGAGTCCGCCATCACGAAGGAAGTAAGCTTTTTTGCTTTTAACTTCGTAACGAGCTGCGAACCATTGAACACTCTTACATCCCTTAGGGTCACTACCATCTTTGTTAGGAGAGATAGTTGCTGGAACAAGACCTTTAATGAAGAAATTGATTACTTGCATTAGTAACCTCCATAGTTTTGTTAATGAAACACAACGCAAAATGGATAAACCAAAAAGAGTTTTTAGGGGTATAGGGTATGAATATACTATACACCGCATTTGCCACCTATTTTTTCGGACTTTTTTATTTTTCTAACTTTTCTTCTTGATTTAGACTTGACAATAGAGGTAGCTTCGGGGTGCGTGGGTGGGAATAAATATTATACTAATAAGAGAAAGAATATACAGTAGTAGACAGTAGTAGGAGATAGGCAGGAGATGACGAATAATGAAAAATACTTTATCAAAGCTCTACTGGAAGTGGAGATGGAGGGTATTTCGATTGAGAAGAAGGGTAAGGTCATGGAGGCTTTATATTCTAATAAAATTACTTTTGAAAATTTCCAAGCGTGCATAAATAAAATTGCTAAGTGGCAACGTTTAAAATAATTTTTTTTATAATTTGTATATATAACGTGGGCAGTCATAGATTCTACAATGGCTGAAATAATAAATAATCTTGCAAACAAGAGTTATCGGGAGTTAGAGGAGGCTTTAGCGAGTATGTCTGATGGTGATAATGGAGATGGAGTTATAGATATAGATGGCTCTGCGTATATTATCCCAAAAAAGGTACTCCAGCTTATCGACTCTTTAGCTACTGAGAATGAAATGCTAAAGAAGAAGGGCTATGAATTATAAAGAGATAAAAGGAATAAAACATTTTGTATACGACAGTCTTGATGAATTTAAAAAATACAAAAAAGACTTAATTACAAAAAAGTGGAAAGATAACCCCCATGAAGGGGATTGGGTTATTGCAGATGATGGAGGAGTTGTACAAATATTAAAAAGGAACGATATATCACATCCATCAGATAGGAAGAACTGGAAGGCACATAAGGGATACGTTAGAACTGTTGTTGGTACATTCTTGCTTAATGATAAAACTGAAATGGATACAGATTTTGATATGCACCCGAATAGATACACATTCTCTAAAAACTTAAGACAATCAAATGGTAATTTTAAAAAACGAAAGAATATTACTAAGAAAGAGAAGCTATTTGCTACAGAAGTCATTGTAGGTAAAGATGCTGTAAGTGCTGTACAAAATATATATAAAGAGAATGATTTTAATAAGGCGAAAAGGAAAGCAGTCTTACTATTAAAACAGGAGCGTATAATGAATGAAGTCGAAAAGGGAGTTACTGATATAGCAAAAAGTCTTGGTATAAACCATGAGTATGTACTTCGGAGGTTAAAAGCTTTGGCTGACACAGGAGAAGAAGAGAATGTAGTTCTTCAATCTTTAAAAGAATTAGGTAAAATTATAGGCACATCTACACCTACAATTAAAAAAGACGTGGGGATAATTGGGATGTTTCAAGGGTTTTCCCCAAAACAATTAGAACAAGCAGAAAGAAAAGAACTAACTGAAGGAGAAGTCAAATGATGTGTCCTAGATGTAGTTCTAATAAATACAAAAAAAATGGTAAAAAAAGTGATTTGCAAAGATATAAATGTAATAAATGCTCTAGGGAATGGATGGACAATCATGGGGATGAGCCATTAATTAATGTAAATGCTAGTTCTCTCTCAGAAGAGCTTAACTACAAACATATAACAGATAATGTGGTGGATGGTAAAGCCCCTACGTTAAAAAGCTTATTAAATAAATTTAAAGTATCTGAAGAAGAATGGAAAGTCACTAATTTTAAAATAAACCAATGGGATGTATCAGCTAAAGAAGAAATAGATGGTAAAGTATATTGGAATACACATACAAATTATCAAGCAAATGCTACTTTGATTAGAAAGATTCCTGTAGTTTGTGATTTTCCAACAGTGCAAGGGGCAAGAGTATCTCCATTAAAATTTAATGTTAAGATACCAAAAAGAAAATTAAAAATAGATGTTATCTTACCTGATTCGCAATGTGGGTTTAAAAGAGATTTAGAGACAGGAGAGCTAACCCCATTACATGATTTAAGAGCGATTGCCATTGCTACTGAAATAATTAAAGATATAAAGCCTGATAGAGTGATAATGTTAGGCGATATGCTTGACTTACCTGATTGGTCTACTCATTTTGTACGCTCACCTGAGTTTTATTTTACTACACAACCTAGTTTAAATTATGTAGCATCTTGGATTAAAGAATTAAGACCTCATTGCGAAGAAATGGTATACATAGAAGGAAACCATGAAAAAAGAATGATTGATAGTATTATTCAAAATACAATCCAAGCTTATGGTATAAAACCTGCTAATGAGCCAAAATCTGCTCCTATATTATCAGTACCTTACTTATTAGGATTAGATAAATTAGATGTAGAGTATGTAGGCAACTATCCTCATGGTGAATTTTACATAAATGATAATTTAGTTTGTATACATGGTATTAAAGTAGGTGCTCAGAGTGGTCAAAGCGTTATGAAGCTATTAAACTCTCCAAGAATTAGTATAATTCAAGGTCATGTACATAGATTGGAAATGGCTCACAAAACAGTATGGACACATGGCAAGCCTAAAATATATCAAGCTATATCTTGCGGGACTCTTTGTAGAATAGATGGAATTGTCCCAGGTGGAGGCACTAGATATAATTGGCAACAAGGAATAGGTATTGTTGAGTATACACATGAAAATTTTCAGATAGATACTATTGGTATTTATGAAGGTAAATCTATTTTTAGGGGGAAGCAATATAATGGGTAAAACTAGGAAGTGGACTGTGGTTCAAGGTAGGAAGCATCCTGAAGATGAAATTTTATTATATTATAATAATCCAGTCTCATTTGAGGACTTAGGACATATGTGTAGATTCTTTATGATTAATGAAGATAAGATATACCCTCCTCCAAGATTTAAAGGGGCAGAGATGTTTAAAGAGTACATTAAAGAAGTTTTAGATACAAGAAAGATACCAGATAAAAATAAATTTAAATTAAATAATGGCTAATATTAACTCTAGGGAAATCTCTGAAGCTGAAAAAGTATTAGAATTAGCTAGAACTGACTTAATTGCTTTTGGTAAACTCTTCCTTCCTGGGGATTTTGGGAAATCTGAATCCCCTTTATTCCATTATGAGATAGGAGATTCTTTACTAGAACCAACAACTAAGTCTTTGGCTTTAATCCTGCCTAGAGGGAGTGGTAAGACTCAATTGTTTAAGACTTTCCTTATGCATAAGATTTTGTTCAAGAAGCCAGAAGAACTAATGTTTATAGCTTGGGTTTCCGATAATCATAGAAAATCTATATTAAATCTTCAATATCTTAAACAACATTTTGCAGCTAATGAAGTAGTCCATTATTACTTTGGGAATCTTGTCGGAGATAAATGGACAGAGACAGATATAGTAACTACAACCGGGGCTAAGTTGATAAGCCGTTCCAACCTATCTAGTGTAAGGGGTGAGAACTACTTAGGTAAACGATATGATGTAGTAGCACTTGATGATACAGAGAGTGAAACTAATACTGTTACCCAAGATGCGAGGGAAAAGATTAAGAATATTGTATATAATGGTGTAAAACCTGCTCTTGATTTGCACAATGGAAGATTAATATTTGCTGGAACGCCTGTCCACTTTGATAGTTTATGTCAAAACATATTAGATGGCTATGAGAAGGCAAAGAATAAAGATGATTATACTTGGGATGTAATTAGTTACAAATCTACTCAGCCTGAAATGCAAGGAGGCGTATTGTGGAACTCGTATTTTCCACGAAAAAAATTGAATACGATGAAGAAAGAATACGAGGAAGCTGGTAGAATACATGGATATTATCAAGAGTACGAACTTGAAGTCCAGAATGAAGATGAAGCAGTATGGGGAAGAAAATATATAAAATATTGGAAGGGTGTTTATCAACACGAGGATGGTGTAAACTTTATTACGATTGAGGGAGAAAAGATTCCTGTCAATACTTTTGTTGGATGCGACCCTGCCACAGATATTAATACTAAAACTGCTGACTTTTCAGTTATAATGGCAGTTGCACTTACTCCTGAGAATGATGTGTATGTATTGGAATACGAAAGACATCGGTCAATACCTACTCTAGCAGGCCGAGATAGTAAAGATAATATCATTGGTAAAAAGGGCGTTGTTGATTATATAATGGATATGCATCAAAAGTATCATTGTATATCTTCTACCGTTGAAGATGTTGCTATGAATAGGTCTGTGTTTCAATCGCTAAATGAAAGACGAAGAATAGAAAATAAATTTGATATTAGTGTTATTCCTGAAAAACCAGGTGGTAGAGAAAAGCGTAATAAGATATATTCGGGTCTTTCTGGTCGTTTTAGTACAGGTAACATACATTTACGTGAAAATATGTTTGATTTACAGCACGAAATAGTTACATTCGGGCCACGTATGGCACACGATGATACCATAGAGACATTATTTTATTCACTTTTACACGCTTTCCCTCCAAATATGAAGAAAAAAGAAAAAACTAGGGAATGGTATAGACCAATAAGAAAAGCTAAAGGATGGTTAGTTTCGTAATGCCTTCAGGTAAGGGTTCATATGGGAAACAGAGGGGAAGACCTCCTAAAAAGAAAAAGAAGAAAAAGAAGAAAAAGAAGAAAAAGAAATAATGGCTAGAAAAAAACCTTCAGAACGTGTATATAAAATGTGGAATTCTGCTAATTCTCAAGAGAGAATAAAATGGCAGTCGGATAGTCAAAAAGGATATGATTTTTATCTTAATGA